GCAGCTCGCCAACACGCGCCCCGACAACGGCGTCATGCGTGACAACCGGGCCGGCGCGGCCGGTCAGGCCCATGGCGCGGATCTCGAACCGCCAGGCACCGGGCACCGGATCGGCAAGGACAAGGCCGCCCTCGGCACCGGTCGCAAGGCGGCGCGTCTCGCCGGGACCGAAGGCGGCGACACGCCAGCCCCCGATCCGCGGGTCGGGGTCAAACTGCCAGGACAGGTGGCCATCGCGGCGCAGGGTGCCATAGCTCTCGGCCTCGACCGTTTCCAGCCGCACCTGCCGCGCCGCCGGAAGCGGTGCCAGGAAATCGACACCGGATGCCGCCTGCGGCAGCGCCGTGATGGCCTCGCCGCGGTCAATCCGGTCATATTTGTCAGGGTCATGATGGATCGCCGCGATCTCGACAACGGCGTCGGCGACCTCGCGCACCGATACAACGCGCCAGGTCTCGGCAAGGCTACCCGCCGATTCACGGCACAGCGCCACCGGTGCGCCAGCCTGCGGTGGCGGCGCGCCTGACGGCAGGCGCATCCGCACCGCGTCATCGCGCCACCGCGCGGTCACCCGGCGCTGCTGCACATTGCCGGCATCATCCTCATAGCGGGCGATGAATTCGGTCGGCGATGCCAGGCGGTCCACCCAGGCGGCGGCGGGCAGGCCGGTCAGCGGGACCGTGCCGTCATCTGCCGGCGGGGCCGCCGCCAGCACCAGCGCGGCCGCCGCGTCGCGGGCGGTATCGACAATCATCACAATGTCGCCGGGGCGCACCGGATTGTCGGCGAAATGGTCGAGGCTGGCCCGGTAGCTGACCGCGCGGCGCTGGCTTCGCGCCGTCTCGACAAGCCAGCCCGCATGGCGCCTCGCCTCGCCGCGGTGCCCGCAGCCGGCCAGAAACACCTCGTGCCCGCGATAGCCGAAGCGGTGCAGCGCCTCGTGATCGACAGCCGTCTCGACAGCAAGCCGCCCCTCCTGCTGCTGGTCGTGATAGGTGACAATGGCGTGGCTGAAGGCGGCGGCGCGCCCCGGGCCATGATGCACGAACTGGCCATCGATGACATTGCGCGGCGTGACAAGCGCCACCGGGTCGGCCGGCGCGTCACAGGCGAAACGAAGCCGCCCGCCGGACCAGAAGAACATCACCCGGATCGCCGCGCACAGCTCGGCAAGCAGCACCGCCGCCGGCCCGCGCCGCCGCAACACCAGATTGAAACTGTGGCGCGGCGCGCCGTCCACAATCTCGTCGCAATGGCGGGCGATGCGGTACAGATCGGCGCTGTCGATGCTGTCCGGCGGCAGGCCAAGCCCCCAGTCCCGCGCCGTCAGGATATCGCGGATGACCCAGGCCGGATTGTCGCTCCAGGCGGTCTTGAAACTGCCATCCCAGATCCCGTCATGGCGGCGTGTTGCCGGATCGTAATTCGACGGTACCGCGACATGCCGCCCCCGGATATGGAAAGCAAGCCGCGGCGCGCGGCCGGCAAACGCCTCGGATTCAAAACTCATCGCCGCCATCGCCATACCGTCATAGCGAAGCGAGTCCCAGCGGATCCAGGTCAGCGAGCCGATCCGGCAGTCATCGACCGTCAGACTGTCGGCCGGGTGCGGTGTCATGCGGGTGATGCGGAAGCGGCGCGCCGGCTCGTCACGGTCGAAATGCAGCTCGAACGGGATCTCGAAAGCGCCTGTCTGCTTGTGCGTGATCGACTCGACATGCACCTGATGCCAGCGCCCACGACGCCACATCTCGAACCGGATCACGACGGTGGACAGGGTGATCGCATGTTCGGTCCGCCGGACAAGGCCACGCGGAAAGCCGATGGCGATCCGCACCGCATCGGCATCGCGGCGGGTGGATTGTCGCGGCGCGCCGCGGCGCAGCACCCGCCCGTCTGCCTCGAAGCTTTCAATGGCGTTGAATCCGGGAAGCGGCGGCGGTGCCTGCCCCGGCGTGCCGGCTGTCACGGCAAGGCCAACGCCGTCGAAATTGCGGCTGCCATCGGCATTCTCCAACGGCACCTCATCGAGAAACACCGATTTCGACCCGTCGACCAGCCCGCCAACCGGCCCGGCCGACAACAGACACAGCAGTCGTGCCGTGCCGCGCGAGCGGATGCTGTCGGGAATTTCGGTGATGCGGGGCGGCCTGGCATAGCCGCCGCTCTTGCCGCCACTGCCGCGCCGCCCTGTTGGTGTCGAGGGGGTCGGGTTCGTCATGGCTGCATCGCCTTCACACTCAGCCCGGCCGACACCACCGGCGGCGCCTCGACGCGCGCCGTGCCATAGACAAGCGGGATCGCCGCGCCTTCGCCGGTCGGTGTCTGCGGGGCGACGGCGGTGCTGGGCGCGCCGGCCGGGCGGCGGGCCTGCGGTGCCAGCGCCTCGCTGGCGCCGGACAGCATCAGCCAGGCCCCGGCCCCGCCAAGAAGCCGGCTGCCGAGAAGACCGCCAAGCTCGGCCCCGCCCGCACCGGCGATTCCCTCGCCAATACCGGACAGGCCACCCGCAAGTCCCGACTGAACGCCGGGAACAAAGGACAGGCCAAGAAGCGTCAGACCAAGAAGCATCTTGCCCTCACCGCGGCCACGCCCCGCGCGAATCGGTGACAGATGCAGCTCGCGCATCTCCGCCAGCGGCCGGTCAAGCCGGTCACCGGCCAGCGGCCGGCGCGCGCTGCCGACGGCAAGGGTGAACCGGCCGCGGCGAAGCGCCCTCTCGAATGCCGGACATTGCGCGGCGGCGGCGGCGATCACCGCCTGCGGGCGATCAAGGCGAAACCTGAGGCGCGGCCCATATGTCGCCAGCATCCCGTGAAGATGGAGCGTGACGGCGGGAACGCACCCGCCTGTCCTGTCATCGGTCATGATGGCATCGGTCATGATGGCATCGGTCATGATGGCATTTCCTTCCGTGTGTCCGATCCTTCTGTCGCCTCGGTCCATGAAGCCATTTCGGGGTGACGCGCCCAGAAACGGATATAGCCTCGCCAGCGTTCGGCGGGTTCGCGCCGTGGCAGGCGGGCCGGGTCATGGCCATGGCGACCGGCAAGGTGATGCAGCACCAGCCCCTGCCCCAGATAGACCAGCGCGTGGTTGATCACCGGACCCGGCACCGCCGCCAGCGCGACATCGCCGCGCCGCGGTGTCGCGTCGGCTTCCAGCCTGACAAATCCGGACTCGGCGAAATGCGCGATATAAAGATCATCACCGCCCTCCCACCATTCCCAGGCCCGTGGCCGGTCAATCAGAAACAGGCCTTGCTGCGTCCGGAACCAGTCCCGCACCAGCGCGTAGCAGTCGGTCACGCCATGACGGTAACCGCGCCCGGTGAGTGACGGCATGATGTCGCCGCCAAACCAGAACAGCCCCGGATCGGCAACGCCGCGCGGCACGACAATGCCCCAGGGAACGTCATCGGCCTGCGCCTGGCGCATGTCCTCCGGCGACGGCCAGGCCGGCCCGGCGGGGTGTGAATGCACGACCGCGCGCACCGGCGGCAGATCGAGAAGCGCCGCCGGATCGATGACGAACCGGCGCGCCGGTTCCGCCGCGCTGTTGCAAAGCCGGTGATAGGCGAATTCACCCGCCTGCGGCGTATCGGTCACGACACCGCAGATCTCATGCCGCCGGTCGGCAAGCGCATGCGCCATGATCGCGGAATCGACGGCGGCGCCAAAGGGCTGTCTGTCCGAACGGAACATCCGGCCTTGCCTCACAGCCCGGTCATGCCGGGAAATCCGACAAAGGGAAGCGTTCCCTCGAACCGGCGGCGGCATCCGGTGGACAGGCGCAGCGAGCAGACATCCTCTTCGCGCGCCAGCGTGGCCTGTCCGGTGGCGGTGAAACAGCGCGATCCGGTATAGGGACAGGTGGCACGGCTATAGTCAAAGCGCCCCGCCTCGCTGTCCCAGCGGCGATAGCGGTGTTGACACATATCCCGCAACATCACCCGTTCCGGGAAGCGCCGACCCTCGAGGCTGGCCTCGGCGGCAAGTTCAAGGCGCAACACCCGGTTGTCGAGACGGGCGACCCGCTCGACTGTCCATTGTTCGGGCGGGAAACAGCTGGCGCCGCCCTGTCCGTGCGGCGGGTCGAGCTGGTCGGCAAGTGTCAGGATCCGCCTTACGGTCCGCCCACGAAGCCGGTCATCGATCACGGCACCGTCAAACAGCCGCGCCAGGTTGGACAGTTCGATCTGCGGATGCGCCGGTGGCCCCTCGGCATTCCAGGCAAATCCTTTCGCCGCGACCGGAAAGGCGGCATAGGCCTGCCCGCCAAATCCCACCTGCCCTCCGGATGCCGGCCCGCCAAGAAGCCGCAGCATCGAATCCCCCATATCGATCGTGAACAGCGTGACAAGGCCGGACAGCGCGCTGTCTCGCGTCGCGCCGCGTGGCAGCGTCATGGGGCTGGCAATCTCGGAATTCGTCGTCATGTCTGTGGCAGCTCGGTGAAGGTTGCGTGAAGCGTCGCCAGCCCGGTGCTGAGCGGTGTGACCTGCCAGCCGGCGCACAGATAGCGGCCGGCGCGCCCCTGCGGCGGCGTCCAGTGAAAGGGCGTGACCCCGCCATGCGTCTCCAGAAAACTGTCGATGCGGTTGATCTCGGCACGGTCAAGGGCGGTGAAAACAAGCTGCCAGTCGCGATGTGGCGGGGCACCGCCAAAACGCGGCAGGCGCTGCACCGCACCCTCGCCAAATCGCACCTCGATGACATCGGCACGGCGTCGCATGACCGAGGACCGGCTCGGGGCGATATCGGGAAAGCGCTGCATCAGCCGGCCACCTGCGCATCGCCGGTGAGCAACCCGCCATCGCGAAGCTGGACGCGGATCCGTTCAGCCACCGCCTGGTCAAGCGCCTGATCCAGCGACTCGCCAAGCGCCGCCGCCAGCGCCGCCCGCTGCTCGGATGGCATTGCCTCGTCATCACCGGCGGGAATGGTTCCGTCGCCAAGGGAAATATTCACGATGACCGGCGTTCGGCCAGCCTCGGCACGCACGCCAAGCCGGCCATCGGCAAGCCGTGTCAGCGGCAGCACCGCCTCCGGTCCAGCCTCGCCGCCAAGCGCCAGCAATTGCGCCCCGTCAACCACACCGCCATCGGCAAGGCGCGGCAGATCGATCAGACCGGACAGCATGCCGCCAAGCCCGCCTCCGCCGCCAAGCATCTGTCCAAGCAAACGTGTCAGCATGTTTTCAAGGAGGCTTTCCATGCGGCTTTCGATGCTGGCCAACTGCCGTTCGATCAGGCGTTCCGCCCCGCCTTCAGCCCGTAACCCGCGCAATTCGCGCGCCAGATCGCGGAGCAACCTGTCCTGCTCGGCCTGTCCTGTTCGTGAATTCATACTCATGACCGGGCCAGCTCGCGAAGGCGCAGCAACACGCCGTCCCGCGCCTCTGCGCGCGCTCGCAGATGGATCATTGCCGGCCCCCCATCCGCATCGACGCGCTCGCGCCGGTCCTGGATGCCGAGAGCGGGAAAGCTGATTTCAAAGCCTTGTGATTCATCCTCGAAGCGGAAGCTGGCGGACAGATATTCATCTGCCGTCTCCGCCTTCGCGGCATCACTCGCCAGCAGCCGGATATCGAGTCGCGCGGCCAGCTGGCCAGGCAGGATCATCTGCGGGCTGTTCGCGGCAAGCGCAAAGTGCGGGCGCATGCCGGCGCGATAAAGTGCGATCTCGAACCCGGCCACCATCAAACCTCCGGATGCGGCGGCGCCCGTGGTGGCACCGCCCGCCGCGCCCACCGGTGCGAGCACCAGCCCGTCCGGCGGCGGGCGCAACATCAGCGGCGGCCGCAATGCCGGCGGCGCGCTGACGCTGACGCGCCGCCGCATCGCCATTTCGGCACCGACAAGGTCAAGCATCATCAGCAGCCCCGCATCACTTGCCGGCACGAGCCGCAGCCCGCGCACCCTGAGGCCGGTGAATTGCTGCCAGTCATCATGCATGGCCAGCCGTCTGACAAGCGACAGCGACGCCGGGTCGGTGCCGCCATCGCCGACCAGCTGGTGCAGCCTGCCGGCCGGCAGGCTGTCAGCCGCCCATGCACCGCCAGTCACAAAAGCCAGGAACCGCGGCAGGCTGGCAGCATCAACCGCCAGTGTGACCCCGCCCTCGACATGCGTTCTGACAAGCCGCGGCGGCCCGGCGGGGCCCCGTTCGGACAAAGCGTGACGCTGCTGGCGGACCCCGACAAGGCGCAGATCCTCGGCCAGAAGCCGCACACTCTGAAAGGACGCAGGCGCCTCATTCCAGCGCGACTCGCCGGCGATGGCGGCGCGATAATCCCGTGATGTGCGCATCACCCCGTCTCCGTCTGTGCGGCGGCCATATCCGGCCAGATGGCGAATCCGATCCCGGCATCGATTACCCAGTGCTGGCCGACCTGACGGCCGGGGCTGACCGCCAGCCCGCCAAAGCGGATGCCGTCCGCACCACCAAAGGACAGGCCGGTATTCAGCGAGTCGATCAGGGCATCGGCCGCCGCGCTGCCAGCCCCTGCCGGCACGGCGATGGTGATGGCGAGCCGCCCCGGCCGCGGCAGGTTCGCGCCAAGGCCCGCCGCCGGTTCCTCCAGCGCGAGGCCGAGCCGCAGATACCCGTTCGCCAGCGACGTCGCGCCCTTTGTCCCACTGCGTACCGGCGCTTCACGCACCGGTTCATTGTCGTCAAAGACCGGCAGGTCCGGCGGCAGGGCCGCGCTGACAAGCGCCCTGATCCGCCGACGAAGTGACGTTGTCATGATGTGCCTTTCTGTCAGGGTGCGACGCCCGGGGCGGCGGCAAGCTGCACTTGATAGATCCTGTCGCCCCCGGCCCCGGTGTCATTCGAGGCCCCGGTGTCATTCCTGGCCGCGACCTCGACCGGCACCGCCGCGCGGATGATCCAACGCGCCGCGCCGGCGGTGATTGTCTCGCCCTCGCGTGGCGGCGGGTGCGCCGCGCCGACAAGCGCCAGCGCCTCGGCACGGATGCCGTCGGCAGGCAGGTCACTGTGTTTCATTGGCGCCAGATCGCTGACCAGAAGGTGAAGCGGCATCACCGGATCGCGGTCGATGCGGCCAGCCTGCCCATAGCGACGCAGCGCCGCGTGAAAGCGCGATGTGTCGATCGGCGTCATGTCCGGACCACCCTGGTGGCAAGGCCGGTGCGAAGATAGGGTGCCAGCATCGCATGGATACGCCCGCCGTCCCGGCCGCCATTCCGGCCGGCATGCAAGCCGGGATGTTGGCCGGGAGCGGCATATTCAATGGCCAGCCCGCCAATACGCTCACGGCGGACAGCGCCGCGCAGGCCAAGCAGACGTTCGCCCGCCTCGTCCCCGTCGAGAAGCGCCAGCGCCAGTTCGAAATAGGCGGTCTGCACCGGCAGGGGCAGTCCCCCCGGCGCGAGGCTGGCGGCAACACCGCTGCGGGGCCAGGCACGCGGCTGGCCGGCATGCTCCTTCTGGCCGCGAAAGCTGAACTGCGTATCCAGCCAGTCGGCGGCACGGATCAGCACCGCGTGCCGGTCCGCCGCCGGTGCCCGGTCCCAGGTCGGCATCCGCCGGGCCGCGAACCAGCGATCCGCGCTGTCGATATCGGCATAGGCGTTGGTTCCGGCGCGTGCCTGTTCGGCGACCTTGTTCATCCGCGTTTCACCCGATGTCCGACCTGGTGTCCATCCAGGTATCCGACCGGGTGTCCGGCCGGGCGTTCCATCAGGCATTCCGAGACTGTCAGCACCGGCCGCGGCGCGACATTGCCCCGCGCCAGCTTCCAGTTGCGGAACCGCCGCGCCGCCTGCCGCCGATACTGGCCAAAGGTCACCATGACCGTCTGCTCGGTCCGGTGATGGCGCAGCAGCACGATTTCAGCTTCAAGGTGATCAGCCATGGATCGCGACCACCAGCGCCGGCCGGACAAGCTTCACACCCCACAGGATGTCGAACTCCCACATTGTCTGTTTGTACTGGCGCGTAACCTCGAGCCGCAGCGACAGGCCGGTTTCAGGATCGCTGACGCTCATCATCTGGCTGCCGGCCCCGGCCTCCAGCCCGGCGACGCTCAGCGGCCGCATCGCCAGCGCCACCGCGTCCCGGTGCATCGCCACCCCGACACGGTAGGGCCGCATCACCGTCACCTGCGCCGATGTCTCGATGGCGCGCGGAAAGGCCGGTGTCACGGTGATCGTGGCATGCGCGCCGGAATTGGCGGCGCGGCTTGCCGTCAGTTGATGTTCGCTGGCGGCTCGTCCGGATCCGACGATGATGACATCGCCGATCCTGAGCTTGTCGTGCGCCACCTGCAATTCGCCGCCATCCGCCTGTGCCTCGACCGTCGCGACGAAGCCGGCCCGCGCGATCCTGGCACGGTTGCGCGGCAGCAGGTCGCTGCTGAACCAGTCGATGCCGAATTTGCGGCCGATTTCGCCTTCCATCGGCACGCTGGTGCTGCCGGCGCGCTGCGCGTCATGGAACTGCGGCAGGCCAAGGGCGTTGGCCTCCATCTCATAGTCGATTACCGCGAACCGGCCGGCCTTTGGCGCGGCGGCGAGGTTCAACAGCTTGCGGGCGGTGATCGCCGCGTTGGCGCCATGCCAGATTTCGGACGGGCTGTCGGTGTTCTGGAACGGCACCTCGCCGGGCCGGCCGATGACTGTCGCCGTACGTTCGACCTCGGTCAGAATGGAATCATTGACAGCATTGGCGAGCGCGGTGATGGCCTCGGCCATCTGCAGCGGGATAAAGCTTGATTCGGCCTCGATCTGCATCATTTCGGCATCGGTCAGGAAGAAGCCGGCGCTCTTCCAGTTGTCGAGCGGCACATTGACCGATTGCATGCTTGTGGTCGGGGCCTGCATGGCGGCGACGCCGGGTGTCACATCGGCGGCGGTCACCGGCTGGCTGACCGGCACGCGGATGGATTCGCCGCGCCGCGCCGCCTCGGCCGACAGGCTGCTGTTGACGAGCCGGGGCAGAATGGCCTGTTCACGGAAACGCAACAGGCCGCGCGCGACAATCCGCGGCATAAGGTCGGTGATGGTGTTGGAGGCAGTCATGTCTTTCCTTTCAGACTCTGCGGTGAAATCGGTGCGAGGGGGTGAGGCCGGCTGACAGCGTCAGGAGCCAAGCCGCACGGTGCCGGCGGCGAGGCCGGCAAGGTTGGCGTTGATGGCGGATGATTCCTGCGCCCCGATCACGGTGCGCGGCGCGTCGGACCGTCCGGCGCCAGTCCCGGTGCCAGTCCCGGTGCCTGTGCCGGCCGGGTCGGGTCCGGCCGGCCGGGGTTCGACAGGCCGGGGTTCGGGCGTGTGTCCGGCCCCCGATGCTGCCGGCAGCTGTTCTGTGCCTGCCTTGTCATCGGGCGCGTCAGATGTCGCTGGCGCGGGCTGCGCGGCATCGGATGGCGCGGCCACCGCGTTGGCCTCGGGCGTGATCGTGCTGTCGGAATCGGTCATCTGTCTTTCTCCTGTTGGTGTGACGAAGGTGGTGCGGCGGCCCCGCCGAGGATGCCGCGACGGGCGATCTCGGCGAGGAAAGCCTCGCTTGAAATCTCGCCGGCAAGACGCGCCCGCAGCAGCAGATCGGCCTCGGCCGCCTGGTCGTCGCGCACCGGAAACTGGCGGCTGATCACGATCCGGCCGGCGGCCTTCGCGTCATGTCCGATCAATTCGGCGGCCAGCCGGAAGGCACGGCCAAGCCCGTCCTCAAGGGTCTGCACGATGCCGTTCAGCGCCGCATGTGTCTGCGCCGCGTCGATGGCGCGGCCGGTGGCCGTCGTCTCGCCAGGCCGGTGCCGCAGCAGGTCGAGCCCCAGCACCGCCATCCTGTCCTCAAGATCGACCAGATCCTGGCGACCGGCAGCGATGGCGGCACCGGAATGTTCGACAAAGCGCAGCTCGGCCGCCGGGTCATCGGCCAGAATCAACCGGTTCGGCCCGATCTCGATCTCGCCTTCGGCAACCTGCAGCGCACGGCCGAACAACACCGGCACCCGCGCTACATGCAGGATGTGGCGCTGGTCGCTTGCCGACTGCCAATGCGCCAGATTGAGCCAGGCAAGATCGATCAGCGGCGGACGCGCGCGCATGAACCCCGTCGGCGCCGCGTTCAGCGTGACAAGAGGCACCGCGCCAAAGTCATGCCGGCCCTGTTCAACAACGTGCCAGCCACGCCGGGCGGCATGCCACAGCGACCAGTCCCGGCGGCTGATGAAGCGCACCGCCTCGACGGCCTCCTCGCCAAACCTGCCAAGGCTGCGGGCATGACCCTCGCGTATCCGGATGTCGGACAGGCCCTCGGCATCGCGCCGTGCGCCGATCAACTGCGCCGCCGGTACCAGGACGAAATAGGGGTCACCGCCGCGGCGCGGCCGGTCGACAAGGATATGGACCAGCCCGTCGGTCAGCAGCGCCCGCAGGATCTGCGCGGCGAACCCGCCAAGGCCGGTGCCGGCCCCATCGA